CCGATTCCAAATCGTTGTCAAAATTTTCTGTTCGCAACTGGTTCCAGAGTACCAGTCGGTCTTCGTAATTTCCCAAGTTTACCCTAAGTGATCAAATGAATAACTGAATGAGCCCACTGCGGTAGCTGTGTATTTTACAGCAACAGTGTCACTGCCTATCTGTTCAGCACTTAGCACTAAGCCAGTGGGATTATTTTCACTGTAATCGTCTGTATATGTAAGCGATCCTGAACTATCATCACTATCCTGAGACACCACAGTTAGTGTACCAAATCTAATAGCACCGCCGCCAGATTCTGCAAACTTGTATTTTACACAAAATGCTGTGGCTGTGTTGGTATTTACTGTAAATATGTTTGTAGGCGAAACTGCTGTTACTAGTGCTTCTTGTTGACCTGCTTCTCTGTTGTATGTGCCAAACTTGTAACGCTCGCCTTTGTCTAATGCAAACACTTTTTTATTGTTTAGGTTGATTCGTGCAAAACTGTTGTTGTCGTTGTCGTCACGCTCGAACATGTCCCCAATAGATACATTGTTGTCGCCATTGAACACAATTACACTTGCTACTGGACTGCCCGTTCCTTCAAAATTATTAGCGACATCCAAGAAAATGTTATATCCACTGATGCACATGTCAATGTCGCCAATCACAATACCTTCAAATGCCACTTTGTCAAAGAGATTGTGCACTAATCTTACACCATTGGGTCCACCATTTAAGAGTGTGCCTTGTCCTAATAGTGCTCCTTGATACAATGTATAAAATCTGGTATTGCTAATAGTCACGCCTTCGATTGCATCGTTTGTGTTTACGCCGTAGGTGCATCCGCTGAATGTGCAACGATCAAATGTTACTTGATTTGTAATAAGTGCGCTGGTGCTTGCAAATCTAACGCAGGCAATGTCGTCGCCTGCATCAGTGAGATCGGCTTCTGTAAGAGGACCGTTAAACGCCACATCAATCACGTCTACCTGTGTTGCGTTTTGCACAAACATGATATCAGTGACTTCATCTGTTTGAAAACTCATTGACATAATGCTAATATTGGTTGGAGCAGTGGCGCTGTTGTTGCCTATATTAACACCCGTGTTTTGATTGCTGTCTGCAGTTCTGATTACATACTCACCGACAGTGCTGTCTGCATTTACATCCAGCTTGATAATACTGCTTTCACTGCCTTCGCCGTAAAGTTTTGCAAAAGGCGGAATGTTTATGCTATCAGTAATTCTGTATGTGCCAGCTGGGAAAAACAAACTGCGTCTAATTTCTGTGTTTGTATCTCTGCAAAAAAGCTGAAACAGTGCTCTGTTGATTGCATCGGTGTCGTCGACTACGCCATCCCCTACTGCTCCAAAGTCTCTCACACTTGCAAAGTCGTCCAGTTTATTTTGCAAGGTTCTTGTTACTGGACTTCCTGCAGTTGGACCAGTTTGAACTGTGTATCCTGCTTCCTCACCTTTGTAACTGTAAGTGTCGGCGATATTTAAAATATCACTGTATTCAGTTAGAATCTCGGTGTTGCCTACTGCTGGCGCACCCTCTTCTAGTGTCCCGTTACCGATGTACAGTTTTCTTTCATCAATAACCCAGCCAAATTCTGCCCCAGCTAGCTGTGGTAGATTTTCGCTAAGACCTTTACGGTGAGTGATACGTGATATTTGAACTATTGCCATTCTTTTGCTCTTGATCCTTTGATAAGGTATTTATGCAAGTTGCAAGGTGTAATACTCTTCAACTCTTTTCCACCATTGCTGTCGCCACAGTTCCCACTCTTCGCCTTCTACTACAAATTCTTGATACTCAGGTACAGTTTTAACGTTACCCATTTCGTCTGTTTCTGGTTTAACCGCCATTAAGATTACACCTTTACGAATGTTACTACCATAAACTTCGTTATGTGCTTCCGCATACGCACACAGCTGGAGCTTGTAATCGTCTACCCACTCTTCTTTTTTTCGCTTGTTAGTTTGTTTAAAGTCAATAATTGCTTCGTTGCCCGAATGCACACCAACACAGTCTGTTGTGCCTGCATACACACTTGGAAAATATAGTGGCACTTCCATGCCCCAGTATTCATCAACGTTGCATAATCCTTGTTCAATGATTACCTGGGCCATTCTATGACTTGCCCAACTGTATGGGTTGGTACCGCGTTCTTTCAGTGTGCCATCTAACACATAGTGTTCAAGATAGGTGTGCATTCTTGTGCCGCGGTTGGCAGCTTCAGTGGTAATTTGCTGAGCTTTGGCTTCGCCTACCCGCTTTTTCCAATTAGCCAATGCTTGACGCTTTTCTTCTGGTTTGGTTTTATCCAATATAGTGGTTACACTAGGCACAGGGTCCCCAGTGGGTGTGCAATAATGGCGCTTGCCGTTAATATTGGTGCGAGAAAGTTTCTGATAGTTATATTTTTTAATCATTTAACTAGTATACTAAAATAAGTTTAAACAGTCAATTTTTTAGGTTACTTTTGTATTTTTTACCATTGGGTAAATGATTCTAGGATCATGTTTCCATCCTGCTGGACAAAACTTACAATTTGGTAGTACATTGTCAATATTGTTAAAAAAGTTTGTTGCTTCTTTATCAAAATTCTGTACTTTTAAAGACTTGTAAGAATGCACTATCTCTCTATCTTCGTTTGAAATATCTAAAAAATGTTGATTATCAAATTCTGACATCAATGCAACTGGTGCACATTTAAAAATTTCACCACGAATCATATTATATGATCTATGCTGATAGTAAGCACATCCTTGGTGCACTTCATCTGGATTATTGTTCCACAATGACCATTTACCTTTTTCATTTTTATGAACAGCAGCTAATCCAAATTCATTTTGCAACCACACCCCAATGGTAACACCGTTTTGATCCGTTAAATAGGTTTCATTGCCATACTCTGGATAAGTGGGTCCGATATGAGCTATGTCGCCTTTTAAAAAATCTTTAATGTCTGTAAATATAGATTCGTCTTGTGTGTTATGCCAACTGATACCGATCCAATCTTTGTTTGGCAACAATGATTCATAAAGCCCTTCTACACGGTTCAATCTTGTACCATTACTTAAAATCTGAATAGGATTTGATGTGATATTTCTTAATGCAGTCAACCAATCCAAAAGTGTTGGATTTAAAAGAGGTTCGCCACCTAGTATAACAACTTGATCAACAACAATACAATCTGACCATTGTTTTATAATTTCTGCGTAATCCTTGTACTTTTGCACTCCGGTAAAATTATGATTACTAAATCTATCACAATTATCACAAGTTAAATTGCAGGTATTATTAATGTGTACTTCAAGTTTGGGTAAATGTGCTTTGCCATTTTTCCAAATAGCAGTAGGCATTAGTCCATAGCTCTCGTGGCCATTTTTGCTACTGTCTTTTCGGCTTGATCAACTGTCATTGTGTCAGCACTAGAACTGTTAGCCCCTGTAAAAATCACTTTATCGTCTGTGATGTTTACGATGATATTGTTAAGGGGAGGTTTTTCTGCCAGGTCTCTTAGGTACTCTGCACTAATATTAACACCCATACTTTGTGCCATATTAATAAAAGCACCAATGCTAATGGATTTTTGTGCCCCTGTGTCTCCTGCACGCCCAATCAGAAACTCGCCAAGTGCGATTAATTTCTGATTGTTTACGTCGGTGACCTCTCGGATAAGCATTATCTACGTGCTCGTCCTAAGCTTGTTTCTAGGTCGCTAGATGGTTCTTCGACATCAACGTCAACTTCAGTGTCGGTCTCAGTGTCCATTGGCTCAGGTGCATCTAGATCCAGCCCAGTGTCGTCATCCTCGCCTGGTACAACTGGCTCTTGTCCTGTGATAACACCTTGCGCACTTTCAATTGAGGTTTTGGTTTCCTGTAAACAAGAGATCAAACTATCAAGAGCGGCACTGGCATCAGTCATGTACTGTTGTGCTTGATTCATGCCAACTTCGTTGCGAATGCTGTCGACCAGTGCTGGCAGGTCTTTGAACTTCATTTCAGTAACGTCTTCAAGAGTGTCTTGGATTCGATCAGTCATGTCTTGAGCAGCCAGTACAACCTGTGCTTGCTGTACTTCGCTTTCCATCACTTTCTTGCCTTTCTTGTACTTTTTGCCTTCTTTCTTCATAGTAGCAACAGCACTCACAGTCTTTTGCTCATCTGGTGTGAGATTCTGTCCTTTTGAGGCTTTGTCTAATGTACGCTTAACGTCGGGGTCTTCCATGTCAATAGCAACAACTTCTTGGTTGCCGATTCCATACTCGTTCACACGATTGGATAGACCTTGTTCCATAACCATAAGTTTTAAATAGTTAGGGTCTTTTTCACTGTTGTGCAGTCTTGAGCTGGTGCGGTGCTCACTGATTAACTTGCGCACTTTAGCAAGCATGGTTGTTGCCTGACGCTCAGGTAGGTCAGCAAAGTTTACTTTTTTTCCAAAATAGTTTTCAAATACCTTCTCTGTGTTTTGCACAGGACGATTTAATTCCAAGTCTTGAAGTTTCATTCTCGAATCCTTTTAGCTGATAGTATTTAGCCGAATTCAAACATTTGTTCAATTGATTTTTATCCTGTCGCAATCGCATTTGCACGGTTTGCAGTTTGTCTTCTATGATGTATTTTCTATCCTGTTCAATGCTACTACAAATTGCGTTTTTTAGAAACTGTATTTCAGTCTGTTTATAGGCAGTGGATCGATCGAGATCTGATATTTTTGTCTTGAGAGTCTTGATGTTGTACTTGTCTGCAATACACCATGCTAGTGCTGTTTTTGCACTGAATGTATAGCTCACACTCACTCGATTGCGATATATTTTATAGACGTTTTGATACTTGTATATACTGTATACTCCAAATGCTTGTATGAAATCTCTACTTTGGAGAATACTGTTAGGACTATTTAAAAGATGATCAGAGATCAACTGTTCCAGCTTGCTTGCAACGTCAGTTTTGTTTAGGCTACGTAGGTTACGACCAACCATCCTATAACTCCTACTAAGAATGCTATAGTACCGGCTCCCCACCCTACAATTTGATCATTGCGACGGCGGCCCATGTCTTGTACCATGTCATGCACTTCACGAATTACAGATTCTAATCCTGTGACTTTTTCTTCCACAGTATCAAGCTTGTTTTCCAAAAACTTGTAACGCTCTGCACACAATTCAACATGTGTTTCAAGATTCTTTTTTTCGATTGCCTTGGTCTCAACGGCCATTGCTAAATCCTCTAATTTTTTTGCTAAACTTATTTATTTAGGTTGATACAAAATAGGTGTTGGGAGTGTCGCCTTTTGTGATCATATATGGTGTAAAAAACAGTTCACGCTCGCTTTCTCCTAATCCAACTATCATGGGTACACTATCACAGTCTTCTTTGAGTACCCCGACTGGATCACCATCTTTGAGAAATATATCTGCTCGGTCTGTTTCAAACAAAAAACTCCAAAACACTTGATTTTCTCGATTGGTAAACACATAAGGCCCTTGTATATTAAGAGGCTGGCAACGCAAACTTATGCACTGTAAGACGGTTTCCCAATTGCGCTGCTGATTTCTCTGATAGTGCCAGGTGTCAGAATCTTGATCGTTTCTGCCTCGGTTGTTTGTTACTCCTGTAGCAGTGCAGTCAAAGAAGGTGTGTACCTCAAATCTCTGTAACATATCTCAACCTGTAATAACTTTCAGCCCTGTCCAATAGATCACGCAAGTATTCATCATGTTCGGCTGCTACTAGCATTTCTCGCCAGTGGGTGTAGTGAACACTGTTGCTTACTTTAATTAACTCTCGCTGATTGCTACCGCGCTGTCTGCGGTACACAGTGTCGCCGCCGTCTGGTGATTCGTAAATGTAAGTGGGTGCTGTCATTATGTGTGTATTTAATGACATAAAAAAGCCCCAGTAAAATACTGAGGCTTTCAACTTAAGAAGTTGATATTGTTATGTTGTAGCTAGCTTGAAGCCTACGTCTGTAGAACTGTCCAACTGGAAGCCATCATATGTAACGTTAGCTGTTGTTAGCAGTGTACTTGCTGTGTAAGCACCTGTTGGGTACACAGCTAGGCTGATCTGTGCAGCATCAACTTGATACATAGCAACAGTTGCTTTCTGCTGAACTGCTTGTAGCACTTCGCTTACATACTCGCTAACACCTTGCTCGCCAGCAACTGTAGCATTTGCAGTTACTTGGAAGAAGTCCAACTTAGGACCTTGAACGTTAACCACTGTGCCTGCTGTGGCTGTGTTTGCTTCGATCTTACCATTTGCTGTATCTGTAGCAAATACTGGTTGTGCGTCACCGCTTGTTTTAGTAAAACTTGCCATTTTTATATTCTCCGTAAATGTTTAGGACTTTTTTGTGTCCTTACTTTTATTTATGCAAAACGAGAGAAATCGGTGGGTACCTAGAGCAATTTGCTTAGGTGTAAGTAGAAGTCACTTTGCATGCCACGTGTGCGCATTTGATTGAGCATTCTGCGGATTACAATTTTTTGATCACTAGGCGACAGATTGCTCCAGTCGCTGATCTGTCTGCGTAATTGTACCAGCAGTCCTGGCAGTTGCTCAAATCTACGCTGTAGCATCAACATCATATAGCTGAAATCATTGTTGTTGAACTCACCGCGAGCTATTTCTCGGAGGTTTCGTCGTAGCCTAAGTTCTGGTATACCAATACTGGTGTCTGTATCCAGGATGTGACTGTACTGATCCTGACGTAATACCAGTGTGATAAGGTTGTACAGGTCTGGCTGACTGTTTCTAAAACCGTCAAACTGTGTTTGTTTCATTATCTGAGTGGCATAACCACTGGCAAGACTGGTATTTTCGTTGGCAAGTATTTGCAGTGCCAGCAGATGTTCAAACAACTGTTCAGCAACATAGTGCACACTACGCCCTTCCAGTTGGCCCAGCTTGCGATACATTCTGCTTTC